GAAGAAGATTCCTTGCCCAGGATCACTCAAATACTCCCATGTTGGGAAGGGTGCTCTTAGGGCGAGGAAAAGAAGATTAGATGATGATATGTACAGATTTGGCAAGTCTCGTAAAGATTTTCCAAAAACACACCAGCGTAATATATCGGCTGAGGAAAATACTTCTAGTAGTTTCTTTGACATTTTCACGCTTGTTTGCACTATTTGGTCTTCTATTTGGCTGTTTGGGAATGTGCCTTTTGAGGTACTTGTTTCTTACGGCCTGAAATTTGCGGGAGTTATTTATTACTCCGTTTTGGGGACATCTTTTCTCAAAGCACTCATGATATGGTTAAGTCCTATTTTGAATGTGTTGCGGAGAATTGTTATTGGGATTTGGTTCCCTGTTTTGATACCCCAGTCTGGTTTTACTAAAGTTGATCCTTTTATTAAGGAAGTTGTCTTGATTGCATCGCTGATTGAGCTTCTGCGTGACGCACGTACGAAGAGAGCAAGAATAGCAGCTGTAACTATGTATCTCCAGTCACATTCTAAAGAATCCCTTTTTCTGTTTGCCTTCCGTAAGCTCACTCGTTAGAGTTGGTTTCAAAAGACTAATGATGAGTCTAGCGAGGGGTATATAGAAGAAATTATCGATGAAGCGTTCGGCACAGATTCTTCTAGAATGGATGAAGAGTTATTGGAGGAAAATTCAGGCGTATTGACGCCGCAGGATGGTGATTTCGCGTGGTTTACAGCCATGGACAGCGCTTTCACCAATTGGAAAGATTTCCGTAAATCTACTTCCGCTCGAAAATTTACTCATTTGATAAACGTCATAGTTTCTGCCGGTCTTTGTGAGACGTCAGGCATAACTTTTAAAATTGGTAATGTGCCATTGTTTACTCCTGTTGTGAGCAAAAAGCAACTGGCTGCCGGTGACGTTTTTGAAGCTTTTTATGAAGCCGCAAGCGGTTTTGTGAAGGGTGGATATCGAGTTTATCAAACTGGTGAAGTGTCGTCTTTTTATGCTGAGGATGATCGATTTACTGAATTCGATAGGATGTATAATGAAATCAGATCCTGGCATGGCTTTGCCATATGTGGTAATTTGACAACCTACACCGATATCGATGATAATGAGTATGATAAGCTATTGTCTGCTGCAATAGAATTTGGTGATAATCTGAATAAAGGAGTTAGTAGAAGTCAGACCTTTGAGCGAAAGTACTTAGGTGATAGACTGAACAAGCTCCGAGAGTTTCAGGTTGAGTTTACACAGCTCCGAACAAGAGGTGGATTGAGACTAGCGCCGTTTTCTGTTTGTTTGTTTGGACGGTCAGGATGCGGTAAATCGTCACTCACTAATCTAACAGTCAAAGGAGGATTGGCGTACAATGAATTGAGTTATGCTGACGAACGAATAGCCACATGGGCAGATAATGACAAGTTTGCTTCTGCCATTCGTTCACATATCAATGCAATCATATTCGACGATTTCGCTAATACGAAGGCAAATTTTATGGATTTCTCTCCCGCATATCGGTTGATCCAGGTGATTAACAATGTGAAGTACTTAGCCCCAATGGCGGATGTCTTCTTGAAGGGGAAAGTTTCGTTGAACCCCTACTTTTGTGTTATATCAACCAATGTGGAACACCTAAATGCGGCAGAATATTCGAATGAGCCTGAGTCAGTTTTACGGCGAATGTATCATGTGAAGGTTATTCCGAAACCTGAGTTTTGCACGTCAGGGATACTGGATAAGGAAAAGATTATTAGACGATTTGGTAACACCAGCACCCCAGATGTTTGGAAGTTAACTATTCGAAAGTACATTGCGGTTGACAAACGGGGACTTGACATGAGTCTCTTTCGAGAGATAGAGTGGAATGGTACCCTAATGAAGGACATCAATGTTTTCAAATATTTGGAGTGGGTGCAAAAGGCTTCTAAACAGCATTTCACAGATGAGGGGCAGTATTTGGCAAATCAAGCCGATGATCCTGTCATTTGTGAGAAGTGTGGATTAGCTTATTGTAAATGCCGTGAAACCTCTGAAACACTGTTGGAAAATTCTGGAAATTGGACGCGTTGGTCTGGACTGGAAAGATTTTTACAGAATCGTGCAATGGATATTAAAAATTCCTATAGTATGATGAATGACAGAGGTATTGTAGCAGTTCAAAACTTATGTGACTGGTGGGAGCAATTTGATTGCTTACCTGAACGTATGATTTGTAGTCCACGAGTGTTAGCATTTTGTCTGTTTTTCTGGAGAAAAGATATTCGACGTTCCCTTGTAGCAGGTAATTCATTTATATTTTTCATGATGCTTGCCAGCATGTGGGTATTCCCTTATTTCTGCTTGGTGTGGCTGATAATGTGTATTGCAGCAATGTATTATTATACTTGTGCGACCATGCAAACATATCAGTTGATGGCGAGAGACAGAATGTTGGAATTGAAATCTGTTGTAAAGACTTACACTAATTCGTGGCAAATGCGCTGGGCCTTGCTTGGCCTTGGAGCGTTAGGAGTCCTGATGTTAGTTTTCAAGAAGAAGGTAAAGCAGATTGCGGATATTGATGTTTTTTCCAAACACTATGGAATAGACTTTTATTCATCTGGTAAAGTGACTGAAATGTTTGGTCACTATGGAGAGTATCGAGTTGATTTTCAATCTGGCTTGCAGCCAGACGATATGGATGACATTAATGAACGTGACAATCAAGAGAATCAATGGGCCCGGGTTGAAACCGAGCCGTTGCCAATTTCTGCTCCTTCTGCAACAACCACATGTATGAATTTAGCACGCGCAATGCGTACAAACCTTATCGGAATTGTTTCGGAAGACAAAAAGACCTCTCTGGCTTTTTACATTTGCTCAAATTTTGTGTTAATTCCCACTCATTTTGTTGATAAACATGAAAGGGAAGATATACGAATTAGAGCTTATAAAACCCATCCGGGTAAAGTTGGGGGGTATTTTCGGGATACTATTTCCAAAGAATACAGCTACAAGATACCAGACACTGATCTGACCCTATGCTATTTGACTAGTGGTGGATCTATGAAGGATTTCAGACATTTTTTACCCCTATCAACTGATTTGCCGTCAATGGCAGCAAAGTTAGTTACACGGGGCATAATTGGATCTGAACTTGGTGCTGTACCTACTTTATTTGAGGGAACGAAGACAGTTAGACACACATCAGCTAGTTTTAAGGGTGGCTATTACACGCTACCAGTCGAAACAGCAGAAGGTATGTGCATGTCTCCTTTGATTAGTGACCGTAAAGGCTCGATGATACTTGGATTTCATCTTGGTGGACTGGGCCGTAGAGGCGGCTGTGGAACTGTATCTTTTGATCAGATTACTGAAGCAATCAAGAATCTTTCGAATGTTGATGGGGTTGTGTTATCAGCGTCAGCTGGCAATTTGATTCCCAATATGGGTAACTTCCCTTCAGAGACATATGGCCAACGTATTCTCGAGGGTCTTGACATTCACATGAAGAGTGCCACTCGGTTTTTACCCATAGGTGCTTTTATTTCCGTATTTGGCAAAACATCTGGAAGAGCTACACCATACAGTAAAGTTCAGCCTACAGTAGTGTCAGATGCCGTTGAACAGGTATTTGGTGTTCCTCAGAAATGGGGACCACCAAAAATGCGTGGTAAGGGTCGTTATCCTTATCAGGCCACTTTGGAACATTCTAGTGTACCAAGTTTACCTATTGGCAGTGTCCTACGCAAGGCTGTGACTTGCATGAAAAGTGTTACAAAAGGCGTTAAGAACAAAATACCGGAGTTGTTTAAATGTGGTCCTTTATCGAGGGTAGCTACAGTAAGTGGACTTCGGGGAGTAAAGTTTATTGACGCAATGAATTTCAACACTTCTCCTGGTTTTCCTTTGTCTGGTTCGAAGAGACCATTACTTGTCGACCTAGATCCAGAAGAATATCCAGAAGTTGGACAACCGCGAACTTTCGTAGATGAGATTTGGGAAGAATTTGAGAAAACCAAAGCAATATTGATGAAAGGTGAGCGTTGTTATGTTATTTGGAAAGCATGTTTGAAGGATGAACCAACAAAACTTGAGAAAGATAAAGTTCG